GAGCAGAAGAAGATGTTAAAGCTTTAAAACAGGCCTATACAGAATCACAACAATATGTAACTAATGCAGACGGATTATTAGAAACATGGGACGCACAAATGACTCCTGCAGAATTTGAAGAAAAAGTAGAAAAACAATTTGCAGAATTTAAAAAGAACTTTTTAAATGATATACATAAAGAAAAGGTAAATAATGATTAAAAAATATTGGAAAATTATATTAAGTATTGTAACTGGATTAGTTGGAATATTTTTTATTTTATCAAAAAGTAATTCAAAAAAAGCTAATAAAGCAAAAAAGAAAATTGATGATAATAATACCGCAATTAATAAATTAGATGGTAGAATTGAAGAAGTAAAAAAACAAAAAATTGTTGCTAAGAAAAAAGTTGAAACTACAAAAAATAAGCTTGAAAAAACAAAACAATTAAAAAAGCAACCAATTCCAAAAAAATCAAAAGTAGTAAAAACAAAAAAAGAAACAGTAAAATCAGCAGCTGCAAATATTAGAAAAAGAACTAGGAAATGAAAAAAATTTTTATTATATTATTTATATGGCCATTAATATATTTTGGACAATTGGCAGATACATGTTTTACGAGTGAAGAAATTATTGATATTTCAGAAACTTTAGATTCTTTATATTATATAGATTCTATTAATACTGAAATAATTTCTCAACAAGAAATACTAATATCTGATTTAGAAACTATTATAGGATTAGATTCCATTGAATTAATATATACAAACAAAAAAATGACTTTACTAAATGAAAATATAAATTTGTATATCGAGCGTGAAAAATATCTAACACCAAAATGGTATGATCATAAAATCATATGGTTTAGTACTGGTATATTAACTACTCTGTTCACCGGAAAGATGATCGTCGAAGTTGTTCAATGAGCGATCAAAAAAATATAAAACAAATAGTACAAGAACAATATTTAAAATGTGCAGAAGATCCTGTTTATTTTATGCGTCAATATTGTTATATTCAACATCCTACAAAAGGAAAAATTAAATTTAATTTATTTCCATTTCAAGAAGAATCATTAACAACATTACAAGAAAATCGTTATAATGTAATTCTTAAATCTAGACAATTAGGAATATCAACATTATCTGCAGGATATGCATTATGGTCAATGCTATTTAATGAAGATTTTAATGTTTTAGTTATAGCAACAACACAAGATGTAGCAAAAAACTTAGTAAGTAAAGTTCAAATAATGAATGAAAATTTGCCAAGTTGGTTAAAAACTAATATTATTACAAATAATAAATTATCATTAAAATTTGCAAATGGCTCTCAAATTAAAGCAATTTCTAGTTCATCAACCGGAGCACGATCTGAAGCATTATCATTGTTAATAGTAGATGAAGCTGCATTTATTAGAAATATTGAAGAAATATGGGTAGCATCTCAAGCTACATTATCTACTGGTGGTGGAGCTATTGTATTGTCTACTCCTAATGGTATTGGTAATTGGTTTCATCAAACATGGGCAGATGCTGAAAATGGAATTAATGGATTTCAAACAATCAAACTAGATTGGAAATTACATCCTGAACGTGATCAATTATGGAGAAATGATCAAACTAAATTATTAGGTGAAAGAGGAGCAGCTCAAGAATGTGATTGTGATTTTATATCTTCTGGTCATACTGTTGTAGATGGATCAATATTACAAGAGTTTGAATCGAGATGCGAAGAACCTGTTGAAAAAAGAGGTTTTGATAACGGATATTGGATATGGGACTATCCAGACTATACAAAAAATTATATAATTGTAGCTGATGTTGCTCGAGGAGATGGAGCTGACTGGTCTACATTTCATGTTTTAGATGTAGAAACAATAACACAAGTTGCAGAATATAAAGGTAAACTACCTCCAAAAGATTTTGGAAATATGTTAGTAACTGTCGCAACTGAATGGAATAATGCATTATTAGCAATAGAAAATGCAAATATTGGATGGGCTGCTATACAACCAGCGTTGGATAGAAATTATGAAAATATATTTTATACATATAAAGATGATGGATATGTTGATTTAGAAGTTCAACTTTTAAAAGGATATGATATAAAAGACAAAACTAAAATGGTACCTGGCGTCTCAACTACGTCTAGAACTAGACCATTAATGATATCAGCATTAGAAATGTATATGCGAGAAGGAACTCCAATAATAAAATCAAAACGATTAATACAAGAATTATTTGTATTTGTTTGGTTAAATGGAAAAGCTCAAGCACAAGTAGGTTATAATGATGATTTAGTAATGGCTTATGCAATAGGATTATGGTTACGTGATACTAGTTTAAAATTAAGACAACATGGTATTGACTTAAATAAACGAGCGTTATCCAAAGTACAAAAAACAGATACTACAATTTACACCGGAAATACTGCAAATCCAAATGACACATGGAAATGGAATAATGGTGAAAATGATGAAAATTTAACATGGCTTCTGTAGTAAGTTATATTTATATATAAATAAAAAGAAACAATATGGCGTCTTTAAGAAAACGTTTACAAAATTTATTCTCTACTAACGTAGTAGTTCGTAAATATGGAAAAGATCGACTTAAAATAGTTGATACAAATAGGCTACAATCTACTGGTAACTTATCTCAAACAAGATTGGCAGATAGATATAGTAGATTACATGGATCTAGAAAACATGCAGGAGGATCATATGGCGGATATGATTCAAATCATTATGCTCAACAAAATCGTATGCAGTTATATACTGATTATGAAATGATGGACAAAGATCCTATAATATCATCAGCATTAGACATATATTCAGATGAATCATCATTAGCAGATCAATTTGGAGAAATATTAACAATTAAAACAAATAAAACTCCAATTCAAAAAATATTACATAATTTATATTATGACATATTAAACATTGACTTTAATATGTGGCCATGGATTAGAAACTTATGTAAATATGGAGATTTTTACTTAAAATTAGATATTGCAGACGGACTTGGAATAATGAGTGCTAGACCATTTTCTGCTTATGAAATAGAAAGATTAGAAGAATTTGATGAAGAAACTGGAGAGTATAATATCAAGTTTAGACATTCTTATACTGAATTAAATGAATATGAAGTTTTTGAAATAGCACATTTTAGAATGATTTCTGATTCAAATTTTTTACCATATGGTAGATCGATGTTAGAAGGAGCTAGACAAGAATTTCAAAAACTAATGATGCTTGAAGATGCAATGTTAATTCATAGAATAATGAGAGCGCCAGAAAAACGTATTTTTAAAATTGATATTGGCAATATTCCACCAAATGAAGTAGATTCATTTATGGAAACAATTATTAATAAAATGAAAAAAGTTCCTTACATTGACAAAAATACAGGAAATTATAATTTAAAATTTAACTTAAATAATATGTTAGAAGATTATTATTTACCCGTAAGAGGTGGAAATAGTCAAACTCAAATAGATACACTACCAGGAATGCAATTTACTGGTATTGATGATATTGAATATGTAAAAAATAAAATGATGGCTGCTTTAAAGATACCAAAGCCATTCTTAGGATTTGATGAAGGAGTAGAAGGAAAAACAACATTGGCTTCTATGGATATTAGATTTGCTAGAACAATTGAACGAATTCAAAAAATTGTTGTATCTGAATTAGTAAAAATTGGAATTATACATTTATATTCTCAAGGATATGAAGGAGAAGACTTAGTAGGATTTGAATTAGAATTAACAGCTCCATCAATTATTTATGATCAACAAAAAGTTGCATTAATGAATGAAAAAATTCAATTAGCAACTTCAATGAAAGATTCTAAGCTATTATCAGACAAATACATTTATGAGTTTATATTTAATATGTCCGAAGATCAATGGTTAGAAGAACGTAATAACGTAGTAGAGGATCTAAAATTAAGATTCCGTCAAAATCAAATTGAACAAGAAGGAAATGACCCAACTATAACAGGTGTGTCATATGGAACTCCGCATGATATGGCTTCATTACATATGAGTTCAGGCGATGTAGAAGATAAAGATAAAGGCGGCCGCCCACCAGAAGGACTTAAATATGGACAACATAACAATGAATTTGGATGGGATCCAACCGGAGCAAAAACAATAAAACAAGGAACTAATCCTAAAAACTTTGATACAACATTTAAACCAGAACCTAGAATGAGGGGTAAAGTAACTAAAGCAACTGCAATGGAAAATGCTAGTATAATTAAAAACTTAACATCAAAAAAATCAAAAATATTAACCGAAACTGATAAAAATATAAATAATTCTTCTTCTTTATTAGACGAAGATAATATTTTATAATTAAACCCATATTTATATGAAAAGGACTATGTATTAAAGTAATGAAAAATTTAAAACATTCAAAATATAAAAATACAGCAATACTCTTTGAAATATTAGTTAGAAAATTAACTTCTGAGTCATTGACTACTGATAAATCTTTAACAATTAATATTATAAAAAAGTATTTTGGAAAAAATACAGAGTTATCTAAAGAATTACAATTATATAATTCGTTAATTAAAGAACAACTAAAATCAGAAGCTACTGTATTAGACTTTATTCGTACATGTAAAAACGCTCATAATCATTTAAATAAAAGTGTTTTAAAAAGACAACGTTATAATTTAGTAAAAGAAATTTCAGAAAACTTTAATTTCACAAAAATATCTAAAATTAGAATTAATAACTATAAAACATTGGCATCTATATATAAAATATTTGAGTATAATGATGTTGATAATCCAAAACAGTTATTAGAATGTAAAACAGAAATTGTTGGGCATATATTAATACATGAAGAAAAAAAGCCTCAACTTGACACTATAATCGAAGCATATAAATCACAAAGCACTGATACAAGATTATTATCATATAAATTATTAGTAGACAAATTTAACGAAAAATATTCAGGATTAAACGAAAGTCAAAAAAATCTTCTTAATCAATATATTACATATGTTAATGATACTGAACAATTAAAACAATATTTTAGTAAAGTTATTCCTTCAATTAAAAAAGAATTAAAAGAGCAAGTATCATTAGTAACAGATAAGGCAACAAAAATTAAAATAAATGGATTATCTAAAATGTTATGTAATGTTGAAACCATAAAAGTTGTTAAAGAATCTCATGTTTTATCATTATTAAGATATTATGATTTAATAACTGAATTAAAGAAAGTAAATAAATGAAATCTTTTCTAAAAGAAATAGAATCTAAGTTTAAAGAAATAAACGAAAAAGATTGGGATGGCGATGGCGAACAAGAATCTGCTAAAGACGAATATATGGGTGTCAAAGATAAAGCTATCAAAAAAGCAATGAAAAAAGAGGATGCTAAGCCTGACTTCTTAGATTTAGATGGTGATGGAGATACTGAAGAAGATATGAAAGATGCTGCTAACGAAACTATAAAAACATCAGATCCAGACGCCGCTGCAGCATTACAAAAAAAGAATCCAGATGCTGACATTGAATTAACAGAAGATGAAATAGCAGAAATGAGTACGACCGGCGGTGTAGCAGGATATCAGACACCATATGCATTTTCAAAGCCAGGATCTAAAAAGAAAAAATATAAATGGTCATCTGTTTCAGAAGCAATGGATCTAAAATATGAAAAATTAATTGAATCATATTCAAAGTTTTCAACCGGCAATCCAAAATCAACTCCTTCACAAACAGTTAATGGTACTATTAAAGAAGTAGCAAAAAAATTACAAGAAATAGAACAATTAGTTAAATATACATCTAGATTAAAAAATGAATCTGGTATAGCTGGATCAACATATAAAAAATCAACTCATACCGCATTAAATAAAATTTCAGAAAGATTATTAAAAATTTCAGAAAGAGTGAGAAGTTTAGGAGAATAATATGAGTAAATCATTATTAGTTGAATATATACCATTCAAACCAATTGGTAAAATTAATGAAGATATGGGCGCACAGTTTGGAGTGCCAGGCGGATTAGTTGTACAAGGAGTATTACAACGTGCTGGAGCTAAAAATCAAAACGGTAGAGTATATCCAAAAAATATACTTAATCGAGAAGCTCAAAAATATCAAAAAGAATATATTGACCAAAATAGAGCTTTAGGAGAATTAGATCATCCAGAGTCTTCTGTTGTTAATTTAAATAATGTATCTCATAACATTTTAAAAATGTGGTGGGATGGAGATGATTTAAAAGGCGCAGTACAAATATTAGAAACTCCAAGCGGACAAATATTAAAATCTTTATTTGAAGCCGGCATTACATTAGGTATATCAAGTAGAGGATTAGGATCAGTAAAAGAACTATATAAAGAGTCTGCAGTGGAAGTTCAAGAAGACTTTGAATTAATATGTTTTGACTTTGTATCTAACCCATCGACTCATGGAGCATTTTTAAGACCAATGACTGAGTCAGTTAATAAAAATTTAAAAACTAATTATTTAAAAGTAAATGAAATTATTACATCAATCTTATGTGATGATGGAAAATGTAGGATTTAATCATGAAAATAAAAGAAATATTAGAAGCATTAGAAAATGAACCAATACAAATTTCAAAAGAACAAAAGCGTGAATTTGTTGAATCTGTAAAAGAATATTCACAATTAGGAGAAGCTGTATATGGTAAAGGTAATCTTCAAGAATTGTGTGAACGTATTAAGAATATGGTTGAAATGGCTCAACAAGTAACATTAGCAGAAGGCGATTGGTTTGATGGTATTACTGTTAATCGACACATGAAAGGTTTAAATGAATCATATAAGGTGTTTGAAAAAACAGCTAAAGAAATTTCTCAACTACAAGAAAGAATGTCTGCAGCATATGAAGATATAGGACAAGGTTTAAGTAAATATTTTGAAATTAAATAATTGGATCTTTAACAAATAATTATTATAATATATAGGAAACAAATGGCAAAATTTGATAAAATGTATCACGATTTTTTTGGAATAAAACCTCAATTAAACGAAGCGGATTTAGTAAATAAGATATCTGACTACAGAGGAGGATTTCTTTATAAATTGATTGATCCAGCAACAGCTGGAAATGTAAAAGCAGATATACAAGCATTTTTAAATAAAAAAGCTATGCATGTTATTAAAACAAAATTTCAAGATGAAAATGGAAAAGGATTTTTTTATGTTAGATTGGGAGAAGATCCAGCTAAAGAATCACAACGAATACAGGGATTTATAAGTCAATTACCTGAAGTTGAAAAATTTTCATTTACATTAAAGCCAATACAAAAACAAGTTACAAAACAAACCCCAAATATATGAATAAAAAATTAAAACAACATCAAACAATTATTCCAGGACATAGTATAGGATCAAGCGTAGTTGATAAAGATATAAACTTTGCACTACGTAATTGGAAACGAAAATTAAAATTTGCAGACACATTAACTATTCTTAAAGATAAAAAAGAATTTATTAAACCTAGTGTTACAAAAAGACAACAAATGATTCAAGCTAGTTACAAACAACGAATGCAATCATTAAATGATCAAGATTAAATAGCATCTTGTTAAAATTTATTTAAGCAATAAAAGCCCTAGCAGAAATGTTGGGGCTTTTTTACTGTTTTTTTACTTCGCTTATATTTATTTAAAATACGTTATCAATCTATATAACGTCATATAACAATATAATCTTATTAAGATTCACAATAATCTTATTTCCAAAACATAAATTTAAGGAGAAAACAATGGCAAAATCTGATTTGCTTAAAGAAGCAATCGCAGATGCTAAAGCTGTTAAAGAA